CGTTTAACTTTGATACATCCTTTTGGTCGGGGACTGTCGACTTATCAGGCGGCGACATCACAAACTTGGCGATGGTTCCGTTTGCGGGTTGGAATATTAATGAAGCTCCGTGGTTTCCAACATTCTTAGATGCAACATTCTCGCTCGTTTCAGGCGCGATTACGTCTTGGTCAATAAGGGGAGGCTACCATCCGCCAATGAACCATGCCAAATCCGATCGGCTCTCAGTGGGAATTGTCACGAACAGCGACCATCCGTCCTGGTCGGTGGGGATCAAGGACAGCGACCAGGCAATCGCACCAGTCGCAATCAAAAGCAAAAGCCGAGTGACTCTATCGGCGGCGAGAAGACGGGGGGAATATCGTTGAACAAACATCGTGAGGCTCCTGTTAGCTCACGCCACCGAGGCGTGAGTGGGTTCCTTATGGATTGACTGACGCACTCCTACCATCGAGCGGAATGGACCCATGATGCCGGCTCCCACGCAATCCCGATCGTGTCGGCGCCGCGTGCGGCGTCGGAAAAAAGTCGAGGGCATCGGGCGGCTCACGCCGCTGCGCCATGACAGCCGTCGATCCCGTTGTCGCGAAAACTGATTTCATGTCGGCAACTCCCTCTGCCCCCGATAAGGCTTATTCTCGCTGGTCATCTGGATCGATCTACACTCCCGCAAGGGTCGTATTCAAATTGATGTTTCGCCGTGCCCGGGATGAAACGATCCGAGTGGTCGCTCGGCCCAATCGGATAAGCGAAGGTCAGCGCAAGCGCGTCCCCGTCATCGGGCGAGGCCAACCCACGCTTTTTCATGTGCTCTTTCTTCTCCAGGATGATCGCATCGCGGCCATCCTTCATTGTGTAGCCGTATTCAACCGCAGTCAGATCGGCCTTAAGCTCGGGGTCGTCGTCGATCGTGCCTCCCTTGAGCCATTCCTTCATCGTCCCCCAAATCTCAGCGCGCTTGTTGGCGTAAACGATAGCGCCCTCTTGTCCGACCTGATCGCGATCGGGAGCGGCCCCGAATTGTACCTCAGTCACCGGCAGCCTGAGATAACGGCAGCGGTCGACAACGCCGCCGCCGGGTCCTCCACCATCGATGAAAATGGCGTCCGGCCGATAAAGCTCATTGAGCTCCGCGACCTTCGCCGCGATCTGCATGGTGTCGCGGCCGCGAATCTTGATCGGAGAAATGGTTCGAGCATCGCGCCCGCGGCGGAATCGAATTACCGACTTGTCGTCGCCGAACCGGGCAACATCGACGCCCATCACCAGGGCATCGTAGAGCGTCACGGCCGGATCGCCATCGGGCCGTGCGGCGGCCGCCACCAGATCGGCCGCAATGAACTGCATCGATCCCGCCCGCGGAAAAGTCCCTTTGACGCGGACCCGAACGAAGTCCGAATCCTCGCCGTAGTCTTTTACCCACTCCGCAATTTCTTCCTTGTTGGTCAGGCGGGCGGTACGGCTGTCGATCTGGCGCGCCTTCCAGCGGTGATGGAAACGGCCACCGGCGAAGCACTCGCGGAAGCGGCCAGTGTTGCGGGTCGGGTTGCCGAACACGCCCCATATGATTTGCGTGTCCTTGTCGGTCAGTGCGCCTTCGGTCGTCTCCCAGATGATATCCGGCACGGCCGAGGCCTCGTCGACCAAAACGATGATGCGCTTGCCTTGGTTGTGCAGGCCGGCGAAAGCCTCTGTCCTGCTTTCCGACCAGGATATGCAGTCGATCCGCCACGTCTTTTCGTGGGTCGGATCGGCCGAATAGATGGCCGTCGCCGTAAGCGTGAACCAATACCCGCAAATGCAGAGCCGATGCCACTTGGCGAGCTCGGCCCACGTTTTCGTGTGGAGCTGCGTTGCCGTGTTGGCCGTCACCACGCCGCGGGTATCGACGCAAGTCGAGATCGCCCAAAGGATCAGCCATGACACCAGCGCCGACTTGCCCGGGCCATGCCCGGAGGCGACCGCGATCCTGATTGCCTCGCCGACTGGCAGACCGTTGCGGACCTCGGTCAGGATCTCGGTTTGCCAGTCGTCGGGGCCGGGATGAGCGGCAAGCTCACCTTCTCCCCAAGGGAAGGCCATGTAAACAAACCGAAGTGGATCGCCCGCGCAGGCGGCCACGGCAGCGAACAATCTCGATTCAATGTCGTCTTCCCGATAGGTGTCGGTCATCGCTAACGGCTCCGGCACGGATCGTAATCGAAGGTGTGCATCGAGCGGCGGGCCCGAAGCTCCAAATAAGGATCGAAAACCTTTCGGGTCGGATCAGGGCGCGTTCCGTTGGCCAGGGAGATAGGCGAGGGCCGCAGAGAAATCGCTACGTCCTTGGGATCGTAAGACGGAAGTGAAGCTTGGTTGACGGGCCGTGCGGGTGTGTCGGACATCATTTGCCATACCAATTGTGAGTCATTGGAGGCGGCGCCCCGACGGAACTATCAGGCAGCGCAGAGTTGCTGTCCGCGACCCTGTGATCCGCGCATGGTTCGTACTCAAAGGTGTGGCCGTGGCCGCGGGCCTCGTTGTCTTCTAGGAATTTGTAGAACTTCTCCCGGTCCAGTCGTTCTATGCGGGCGGCTTCAGCAACAGCCGTATCGGGCGAGGGGGGCTTGTCCGCGCCGCCGCGAAGCGGCAATTGCGGCTGGCGTTCGGCCCTACGCAATTCCGCGCGACGGCTGTCGATCAAACGGTACAGGCTGCTGAAGTCCTTCTCGGTAAGCTCGCCGTGATCAAAGGCAGCGGCAATCATTTTCCCGATGCCGTCAAGCTGTTCAGAACGCTCAGCAGCCTCAATGAGGAGCCTTGCCCGCAGTGCATCGAGCGAAGCCGACTGCGTTTTCCCTTCGTTCGCCGAATCGTCGGTTATGACCAGGGTTAGCTTTTCGCCACATCGATCAATGCAAAGCACGTCACGAGGTTGCGGTGCCGGACTGCCCTGGTAGGGCAGGCCGTTTCGCGACTCGATTAGATCACCAGCGAGCAAACCGAAACGCTCGAAGCGTCCGGGATAGTCAACCAACACACCAGTCGGCAGCACCCTTCCACGCAACTTGTTGGCTTGATCTAGTTTCATCGCCGTGACCCCTCTGTATCTAGGAATCGGCGTCAAAGCACGATCACTTCGCCGTCGACAACCTGTCCGTCGATGACCGGCCCCGATGCTTGCGGGCTTCCGAGCACCGCGGGGCCGCCGGCCACCCGCGCCAGGGCGCTGTTCAACCGCTCGCCAAGACTGCGGGCCGAGGCGTTCTGGCCCTGCTCGGCATCGCGCATGCCAAGGCTGACCATCAACGCTTTCGCCGCCTCGATCTTGTTGTGCAGCTTCAATTCGACGATCTTGCCGTCGTCACCCAGCTTTACGCTCGACACGGCCAGGCCTTGCCGCCGGCCGAGTTCGCTAAAATCCTTGAACCGCTGCTTGCCTCGGGCCTCAACCGTGTCGGCCTTGGCCGTCACAAACTCCGCCATGTCCGCATCGACGATCGGCCGCAGCGTCTCCTGCAAATATTCCAGATTGAGCGCGCAGTGCTTGCGGAACTCGGCCCGCAACTCATCGATCCGCACCGCCACCGCCGCCTTTCGCATCAACCGACAGGCATTCGCGCGGGCGAATTCAGGCCGACTCTGGTAGCCTGCGAGCAGGTAAGCTCGGCCGATCTCCGTGAACGCCGCGACCTCGTGCGCGAACAGTTCCTCTCGCTGATTTTTGATCGTTGGCATGCCGCCGAATCTAATCAATGTGTCGTAGTCATGCAAGGAACGAATACCACGGCCTGCATCGGTCGTAGTCGAATCCAATCTTGTCATGTGTGCCACAATTCGTAGTAGCTTGGCCCTTGCCTCGATCCGTGGAATTTCATTCTGCCGGCCAGCCCTTGCCGCTCTCCGCCCACTTGTCCATCACATAAACTGATTGCCCCCGCGCCATGTACCGATTTCGCGCCGCCCTCCATTCATCCGAGTAAGGCTTAAGAACCGGCGCGCCATTCGCCAGAGCTTGTTTAGCCTCATCCTCGAACGAGAGCGCCGCCGACCTCGTCGGCCGCCCAATCAAAAATTCGAAATCCTTCATTCTGGCGGCCGGCCGGGCAATCGGCGGCGGCCGTTCCCATCCGCGATTTTTAAGCCAAGTGCAGGCCCACATTCCTTCGGTATTGATCGCTCCATTGCGACAGATCACGTCCCCGATCGCTGCGCGCTCCGAATCTTGCAGCTTGCCCCATGCCGCCATTGCCGGCCCGATCTCTCCCACCATCCCGCTCGCTGTCCAAAAATCGTCGAATGCGATCGACTGCGGCGTGATGATCTCTCCGACAAGGGCGCCCCCGGTGCTTTCTTTCGTGCTTTCTTCCCTCGAAAGGCCGCTTAG